CGCCACAGATCGGCTTTCAGCTTGTCGTGGTATTCCTGTGCTGCTTTCCGGTCGGTCGTGCCAGCAGTGCATCTAATTCTCTGGCCGCCCGGCGCGCGGATGTCGATTTGATAGACACCGGATTTATCGTCTTTGCGGATTGACATGGTGCAATTTCTCCCGCCACCCGCAGAGACAGCCGGGTGACGTTGTAGCGCGGTTGGGTCAGCTCTGCAAGTCTGGATGGCCAGACCCGCCAGACACGGGAACCAGGTAACCGGAACCCGATCTGGTGGCGCTTGGCGTAGACCGCGCTGTATGACATCTGCATCTGCGCGGCCACTTCCTGCAGGGTCAAGGCTTTTTCATCTGCGCCCATGGCGGTGTCCTATGGCAGCTTGTACTTGTCGCGGCAGAACCCGCAGGCCCCGCCGACCAGGCGGGCAAAGTATTCGCCGCAATAGTCGCACTCGCCTGGTTCGCCTTTGGGCATCGCGGGAGATGGCCGGTTGTCGATGGCCGCCTGCCGGTGCAGTTCGGCCTGCTCCTGCGCCTTGTCGATGTCATCAGCCATGGCTATCGCTCCACACCTTCGAGCCGGTCGGCCACCAGCTTGGCGTATCCGGCGATGTCAACCCAGGAATCGGCGTAGTCGGGGTCGCCGTTGAGCACTCGCCCGATTTTGTGCGCCACCATGTCCAGCGCCTCTTTCTGGTCGGCGGCCAGGCCGCCCCAGCCAGGGTGCAGATACATGGTTTGCTTCAGCTGCTGCGTGATCTGTGCGTGGCCGGTGAACTTCCCATAGCGGTTGCCTCGCTCGGTCAGCGTCTGCGCCAGGTCGTTGCCCTTGGCCTGTCCCAAACGGGTCAGCAAGGCATCGATGTCGGCATCAGGCAGGCCCGCGTTGCGGCACAGTTGAACGGAAACGGCATCGTGGTTCATGCTGCTTTTCTCCTTTTCATGGCTTCGAGTAAGAGGTCTTGCACTTCGCGTTTGGATTCGCGCCGTGCCATGACGAGTTCGTCCACCGTGTCGGCGGCGACGATGTGGTAGATGAATACGGGGCGGTCGTGGCCCGCCTGCTTCTGGCGCGTGGGGCCGATGCGTTCGACGATCTGCTGAAACTGCTCCAAGTCCCACCAGTGGGAAAAGAACACCAGGATGTTGCCGCCGTCCTGCAGGTTCAGGCCGTGGCCTGCGCTGGCTGGGTGGGCGAACAGCACCGGGATCTTTCCGGCGTTCCAGTCGCGGATCGTCTGTGGATCCTGATCCAGGTGCCGTCCGCGCGGGAACGCCTTGAGCAAGCGGGCCAGGTCGCTTTTGAAGTGATAGGCCACCAGCACCGGCATGCCCGCTGCTTCCTCGATGATGGATTCCAGCGCCTGCAGCTTGGCGTCGTGGACTTCTGCCCACTGGTCGCTGCCTTCGCCCACGTAGGCCGCGCCGCTGGCCAGCTGCAGGCACTTGATGGTTTTGGTCGCAGCGGTAAACGCTTCGACTTCGTGGCCGTCGATCTGCATGTACATTTCCCGTTCCATGTTTCGGTACAGGGTGCGGGCTTTGGCAGGCAGCGGGACGCGCACGACGTTGACGATAGGCTCGTCGATGCTGAACCAGTCGCGGGCGTCCAGCGACAGGCACACGTCGCGCACGGCATCTTCGATCTGCTGCTGGGCAAACGGCAACGGCCTGATCTGGTGGAAGTTGTTGTCGCCGGGCACGGCCTGGAACCAGCGTTCCTTGAACGCGCTGAACGTGCGGCCCAGGCGTTCGCCCCGGTCGATGAACCACATCTGCCCCCACAAGTCCTGCAGCCCGTTCGGGCTGGGGGTGCCTGTCAGTTCAACGAACCGGCTGGCCTTGCTGTGCGCCACCTTCGCCAGGGCCTGGGCACGTTTGCCACCCTGGCGCAGCCGGAACGACTTGAGCCGGGTGGACTCGTCGGCCACGACTTTACGGAAGGGCCACTTGTCGCCCAGCGTTTCCACCAGCCACGGCAGGTTGTCGTAGTTGCAGGTGAACACGTTTGCGGGCTTGCGCAGCGCGGCCTTGCGCTCTTTCGGATTGCCCACCACGGCGGACACTTCCACGTTGCGCAGGTTGTTCCATTTCAGGGCTTCGTCCGGCCAGGTGCTGGCGGCCACTCGCAGCGGTGCCAGCACCAGCGTGGGGCCGGGCTCGACCAGTTCCAGCAGATCCAGGGATACCAGGGTGCTGACCGTCTTGCCCATGCCCATGCCTGCCCACACGGCCCCGCGTGGCAAGTCCAGCTGGTGGCCGATGATCATCTGCTGATACGAGTGCGGCTTGAAGTCGATGCGTGGTTTCACGCCAGCACCTCATCCACGCCTTCGATGGAATCGACCACCACGACGCGCTGGCCCATACGACGCATGCGCTTGTGCTCGCGGGCTTGATGCGGCTTGGCCTTCTCGCCGGGGGCTTTGAGTTCGACCCACAAGGTCGTCCCCCACGCGCCGTCGATGAAGCGCTGCTCGCTGGCCGGGAACATCACCAGGCGGTCGGGCGCACCACGGCGGCCTATCCACTTGACCTTGCGGACTTCGCCGCCCAATTCGTTGACGCGTTTGACCAGGTAGGTTTCGATTTCAGATTCACGCATAGCGGGCGACCCTCCATGCCCGACGCACGGCGTCGAACCGACCGTGGCCCAGGCTGCGATAGAAACGGATGAATTTCAGGAACGAACGGGCGCGGGTCATGGCCGGGCCTCCCTGCGACGGTCGGCGGTGGCCTGGGCGTTCCGCTTGACGGCGAAGCCGACCGGCTTGTCGTCGTGCGACACGATCACAACGTCGTGTACCAGGCCGCAATCGCAGCAGGCGAAGCGAAACGGCACTCCGCTTTCCAGTTCGACACCCTCGCAGTCGGCGAGGACCTGGTATCCCCTGGGGGCGTTGGCGGCGCGCGTCATGTCAGGTCCGCCACTTCGGCAGAGTTGGCCCCGACCAGTCGAATGGACGCCCCCAAAGTGTTGGGCCGAAGGGGCATGATCGCGCCCTGGAACTCCGGATGATCAGGGATGATGATGCGGGCGGCGTTGTTGTTCCCGTCGGGCAGCAGATAGGCCTTATGTTCGTCTTTCTTGTCCACGCCCAGGGCCTCGGCCACTTTCTCGAAGGTGACCAGTTTGTGCCATTGGAATTGCGGGTTTCCGGTGGCCGTCGTGTGGTGAACCAGCACCCGCTGGAAATCCGGAAAGTGCCCATCAATCGCGGTGAACTGTTCTTCGGTGGCGTTGTTGGTCATCCGCCCCCGGCGGTCTTCGCCCCACTCGATCAACACGTCCTCGATCACATAGCCCTTGGCCTTTTTCAGATAGAAGTCGATCTGGTCGTTGGGGATGATCACTTCGGGCAGGCCGTCGGCGGCTTCGCAGCGGATTGCACCGACCATCGTGCCGTCGCAGCCGACGACGTGGCCCTGGGAGATGGCGACGCCCATCAGGTAGTGCCGGATATCCTTCTTCGGGGCAATCAGCCGGGCGGCTTGCAGGTAGCGCAGGGGGATGGTGACTTGATGTTCCATGGTCAGTCCTTTTTGTAGCGGTAGGTATCGAAACCAGCGGCGGACAGGGGCAAGCCTTCCGCCCAGGCGGGATTGGTGGTCATCAGCACGGCCAGGCGGTCGCTGCTGTAGTCGTCGGTGTCAGGTGCTTCGGTGATAAATTCGTCGTGTACGGACAGCACGATCTGGTAGCCCGCCGCCTCGATGGCGGGCATGCTGGCGGCCAGCACGTCGCGGGCGGCGGCCTGGGTGATGTTCTCCACCAGCTTGCCGCCGTAGGTCTTCAGGCGCTGCCACTTGCGGCTGTACTGGTTGATGCCCATGTAGGACACCTTGCCCTGGTCATCAACCTGGGGGCTGGGGTAGCACAGCACCCGGCCCGATGGCAGCGCGATGCGCAGCCAGTTGCCGTCGCGGCGCATCTTGACGCGGCGACTGGTGCGGGTCACGCCTGGCCGGACGATGGCGGCCACGACGTTGTTTTCGACTTCCTTCCACCAGCTGGCGATGTTCGGGTTAGAGTTGCGCCACAAGCGTTTGAATGAGTCGCACACGACATAGGCCCGCTTGGACAGGCCGAACGTGCGGCGCTCTTTCTCTGCCCATTCATAGGCGCGCAAGGCTTCCTGCTTGATGGTGTCGGGGATGGTGCCGATGGCGTATTCGGCCATGGCTTCCAGATCGATACGGTAGGTGGCCGCCCCAGTGATGTAGGCCCCGACGCCGCCCTCGTAGCCCAGCATCAGTTCTTTGACCTTGCCGATCTGGCGCACGTGGTCGTCCACTTCGTCGGGGTGTATCCCGAACGCCTTGGCGTAGGCCAGCTTGTACAGGTCGTGACCCTTACGGATCGGTTTGCCTTTGCTGTCGTACCCAACGATCGTGTCGTAATCGCGGAATGCTTGCAGCTTCCAGTCTTCGCCCGCCAGCCAGGCCAGCATGCGGCCTTCGATGTTGGATAGGTCGGCCACCACCAGCTTGCGGCCTTCGGGGGCGACGATGCACCCACGGATGGCGGACGAAGCCAGGGCCATGACGTTGTCGGTCACGAGGTCGGCGCATCCTGCTTTCAGGGCCTCGATGCCGTCCTCGATCTCGGCCTGCTTGAGCGTGGGCCGTGGCAGGTTCTGCGGTTGAAACAGTCGGCCAGCCCAGCGGCCTGTACGGCTGGCCCCACAAAACTGCATGGTGCCGCGCAGTCGTCCGTCGCTGCTGGCCCCCTTGATCAGGGTCTTGTACTTGGCCGTGCTGGTGGTGCTGGCCTGCAGGCGGATGGCCAACAGTTCGCGCAAGGCTTCAGGCAGATCCGGATCGTTGATTCGGCGTTCCAGCGTGGACTGCTGCATGTCGGGCAGGCTCACGCCGTAGGCCGCCAGGACGTGGGCCAGCATGGCATCGCGCTGGGTGGCGGCCTGCACGTCGCCATCGGTCAGCGCCTGGGTGCGCGCAGCCAGGGCTTTCTGTTCGCGCTCCACGGCGGTAATGGCGGCCTGGGCCAGGTCAAGATCGACGGCCACGCCTCGGTCGTTGATGCGCTGGTCCAGGTGCCACAGATCCAGTTCCGCCCCCTTGTAGTTCCACTCGGGCAGCTTGGCCGCGATGGCGCGCATGGCCAGGATGTCGCTGCCCGCATAGGACACGAACCTGGCCCACTGTTCGGGGTGGGTCTTGCTGGTGGCGCGGCGCAGGGTGCTGTTGGCCGGGCGCGGCTTGCAGAACAGGTGGATCAGCTGCCTGCCGTCTTTGTCTTTGGCCTGGTCGGTGTCGATCTGCAGCACGTCGCACAGTGCGCCCAGCGCGCCGGGCATGCCGTGGGCCAGGGCGCGTACCATCGTGTCGCGCCAGCGTTCGGGACCGGCGAAACTCCGGCCCCACGATTCATAGAAATCAAAGCCTGTTGGGCGGCCCAGTCGGCATTGTGTCCTGCGCTCTACAAACACCTGGCGCAGTATTGTCCTGTCGAAATGACTGTTGTGCGCCACCAGCGTCACAGACTCGTCGCCCAGCAGGTCGTACAGTGCCTTCGGCATGCTGTCCTGGGTGCAGTCCCACACGCTGACCGGGCCGTCGTCCACCGCCCAGGCGAACAGCATGATCTCGGCTTTTTCGGCGTAAGCGTGCGTGCCGTGGGTAATCGGCACTTCGGAAAACGTTTCTAAATCCAACCAGAGTACGGTCATGCACGCCACCTTGCGCCGATGAAGTTCGGGTGAACTGTGCGCCGTCCTGCAGCCCAATCCATGCGTAGGTTTTCGCTGCGTGTTCCGTAACTAAGGTTTGACAGCCGGTTATCGGCAGGCTGGTGGTTTAAGTGCAGGACTTCACAGCCATTGGGGCACTGGCCGACGAAAGCTTCGAGAACAAGCTGGTGTACCAAGCGCGAGTTGCCCCGGCCTAAAGCTACCGTGACGTGGCCGGAGTTGTTGCGTCCTGGGCGCAGCACCTTGCCTTGCGCGACACGCACGGTATCGACGCCGTGGCAGACGACACGCACGGGTCGGTCAACCGAACGCACACGCCCTGCGTCGCTTACCTGATAGCGGCCTTCGTAGCCAGGTATGTCTTTCCATATTTCCACTTGACGTTCTCCTTGTTCACTTTGCAAAGGGTGTGATTCGAGTTCACGCCCTTTGCAAAGCGCCCTGGGCGCGTGGCCCAGGGGGTTGTGGGTTAAACCAGATCGTCGGCGGTCGCGCCTTCGGTCACGTCGTCGAACTCGTCTTCGCTGGCCGCGCCGCCACCGGCGAAGGCGTCGCCGTCCTTGTAGAACTGGACGCCGCGCAACTGCGCGTTGATGCGCTTGCCGTAGTTGTTGTCCTGCGCCCACAATTCCAGGCTTGCGTTGACGTAGCAGCCGGAATACGGGCGGCCATCCGCTTCGGTCAGGGGGCTTTTATCGGCATCGATCACCAGCGGACGGGTGCTGCTGCGGCTGGAAATGTAGAGATTGCCGGGGAAGCCGTCGTAGTTGGCTTTCAGGTCGCCGTCGTGCAGGCACAGCTTGTCCTGGGCGCGCATCTGTTTCAGCACGGCCTCGGCCTTGGCGCCCCATTTTTCCTTGGCCACGGCCTCGATGGCCGCGTTGATGGTTTTGACTTGGGGGTCGGCGGGGTCCAGCAGGAAGGTGGCCGAAAAGGCAGGCTTTCCTTCACCGTTGACGGTCTTGGCCTCGAACAGGGCGTTCAGGAAGGCGGCGCGGACGTTCTTGAGTTGGATCTTCATGGTTCAAATCTCCGGGTGTTTAAAAAGGTGTGGGCAAAGAATCTTTGCGCGCCGCGTGGCATGCTCGATGGCCTTCTGGCGGCGCAAACGGTCGGTGGGGGCGTTCTTGACGCTGGCGGCGGCCACAAGCTCTTGCCGAACGTGCGGCGGCAGCAGCGTCGAAACGGCGGGGGCTTGTGGTTTGGTCATACAAGGTCCTCCGCTGTTTCGGTCACATCCTCGAATTCGTCAGCGGTGGCCTGGATGATCAGCGCCGGGCGCTTGTCGGACTCGGGGGCAACGGACGGTTTGCCTTCGGACTGCGTGATGAACGCTTGCAGCTTGGGCCACTGGCGTGGGCCGATGGCACCGGACTTGTGCAGCTTCTCGGCAGTGGTCGGGCTGATCAGCTTCAGGTCATACATCTGCTCAACCTTCAGCCGCATGCCCTTCAACGTGGTTTCCACATCGTCGTTGTTGGTCCACTGGCGATTGCCGCGTCGGCCTTCCACCAGCTTGTAGCCAGGCACAACATGCCCGGCCAGCAGTTCGGATTCCACGCGCCCGCGCACCGCCTTGCACCAGCCTTCGATCAGATCCAGGTGGGGCATCAGGCTGGCGATGTGCTGGTTGTCGGCCACGGTGATGCGTTCCATCGCGCCGCCCAGCTGGACGCCGATGTCACGCGTCATGTCCACGAAGTCGTCGGCCACCGTGTTCAGGTTGAACTGGGCCAGCTTGTTGCAGTTGGCCTTGTGGGGGCAAAAACGGCATTGCTTATCGCCAGGCACCAGGTCGTCATCAGAGACGTTGCCCGCTTCGAGGATCGACATGGCGTAGCCCGCCTTCGCTTCGATTTCTTCGGCGAACGCCAGCAGTTCATCCACAGTGCAGGTGTCTTCGGACACATGATCCAGCCGGGGCTGGTGGATCACCATGCGCACCTTCTTGAAATCGCCCAGCATGCCGAACTCGTTGAGCGCCCCCAGGGCGTACAGCCTCAGCTGCTCGTTGTCCTGGGCATCGACCTTCACGCCACGGCCATATTTCAGATCGTGGACCTGGATCTCGTCGTCGGTCAGGATGACGGCATCGCTGGTGCCGAACTGGTCGGGGTAGCCGACGTACCGGCTGAACTCCACCCGCTGTTCGATCAACAGTTCGTGGCCCAAGGCGGCGGCCCGGACGGCATCCACATAGGTCTGGACGTAGCCCGCCATGTCGGCATCCACGTCGAACACTGGACCTGACGCCGCTTCTTCCTCGGGCGTCAGCGGTTTTGCGGCGGGGTTGACCAGCAGCCATTCCGCTTCGCCATTCCAGAGCATGATCCGCTGACCGATGAAATGGGCAGCGTCCACGCCCTGCGTCAGGCATTCGGATCCCAGGAAGTGGGCGGCAGTGCCCTCGTCGGCGAACTCGCTGGACGTGTCCGGATACTGGGCCTCCATCGCCAGGCTACCGGGGCACCGTGCCCAGCGGTGGGCGCTTGAGGGGGAAAGCAGTGCGTGGCTCATTTCGACACCTCCACGAAACGGTGCTTGCTGTCCAGGCGATACGGGGTGTCGGGCTTGATGCCGTCCTCGCCCACGTAGCCGATGACAGTGCGGTAACGGTCGGCTTTTTCGTCGTACCAGCGCAGCCGTATTTCGCCTTTCTCACCGGCGGTGGCCGTGCCGAAATCACCGGCGGTGGCCGTGCCGAAATCACCGGCGGTGGCCGTGCCGAAATTACCGGCGGTGGCCGTGCCGAAATTACCGGCGGTGGCCGTGCCGCGATAACCGGCGGTGGCCGTGCCGCGATAACCGGCGGTGGCCGTGCCGGATTCACCGGCGGTGGCCGTGCCGAAATTACCGGCGGTGGCCGTGCCGAAATTACCGGCGGTGGCCGTGCCGAAATTACCGGCGGTGGCCGTGCCGAAATTACCGGCGGTGGCCGTGCCCAGGCCGCCCACCAGGACAGTCTGGTGGTCTTCAACTTTCTGGCATGCGCCAATGACAGCAACATCACGGGCGCGTGGTTCGTGCTCGATCAGATATGCCGCTGCTTCGGATTTGCTGCCGATGAAGCGGACGACGGCACGGGGGAATTTGCACTTGCCGCCCAGCATGGTGATCTCGTCGCTGGCCACTTCCAGCACCAGCCACTTGGCATCGTCGGCGTCCCAGTAATCGACGCAGCTGATGTCGCCCTGGCCATGCAGCCAGCCGTGCAGGCCGTGGCCGCACTCGTTGTCGTTTCGGTAGTCGTCGGCCTGCACCGTCGCGCCGACCTCGTTGGGCCACTGGAATCCGCCGTGGCTGGTGAAGTCCGCGCGGCAGACGCGCAGCACCAGGGAGGTGTTGGTCTTCGCCATGTCAGACCTCGCCGCCGTTGATGACGTGGTTCGCCAGTTCGATCAGATCGGCGAAGGCTTCGGGTTTGACATCGGGCAGCTTGGACGCGCCGAAACGGGACAGCACTTCCAGTGTGGTGTCGCGGCCCTTGGCCTTGCCCAGGGCCAGCACTGCAGCCTTGGCGTCTTCATAGGTCGCGGCAGCGCCAGTCGCTGCAGATTGAGCAGTGGTATCGGTGGCAGGTTCTGCAGCGGTCTGCACAGCGACACCCTGCGGGACGTTTCCCGAGTCGTCAGCGGCCTGCGAGGCGTCGGACGATTGGTTCGTACTGGCGGGCTTGTTCTCGGGCGCATCGTCCGCCGCCGCCTGCACAGTAGGCTCGGTACGGGCATTCGCCGCCGGTTTCCCGGCAGGGGTACGCTTTTTTCCGGTGTCGGCGTCCTGCGCGATGATGGGACCGTGGGTCAGTGCGGCGATCAGTTCGCGGATGGCGGCGGTGTTTTCCGTGATGGCGGTTTCCAGAGACATGGTCAGTCCTCCTGTAGGGTGTCGATGATGATTTGCAGCTGGTTGAAGATGTCGCCAGCGTCGTTCGCCAGCGCGTTGAATTTTTTGAGAACGCCCAGGCGCTTTTTGAGGTCGTCCGCGCCATGGATGTCCTCGTCGTTCAGGGCGGCC